GCCTTCTGAAATGATTGCACCTCGAATTTAATGAAAGGTATCCAATTAAGGACGCGCTGCCAGCTAGCGCGTTGTGTGGGGCGATTCTGTTGATCGCACACCGATTCAATGTTCCAAGGCCGGATTGTGCCACGAATGTGGGAAGGGACCAGCGAATAAATGAACTCCTTGACCCACTTCTGAACTCTAGGAGGAGGCTGCTTAGTGTTGTTAATCTTCGTGAGGCGTTCTTGGACACACTGTACATCATTATTGTACGATTTACCGGGAGCAACAGCGCCATCAGCTAATGGTGGACAGGCCATGTTTGCTGTGGGTGCGGCGTCCTCATAAACTAGAGGACCAGGCGCTTGATAATTCAACGGATCAATCTCAACCGGCATCATCCTGGCCTGATTTAACATTTTCCTCACGAGCTCAACGTTTTGGAACAGAAACGGAGCGTTAACAACAGCACGCTTGTCCGCAGTATGATTAAGGACGCGCTCAAAGTCAGCAAGTGACGGCATCTTAGCCTGGTCATATCTGACGAGCATGCCGCGGAGGGTTGCCTCGGCGACGGTCACACAGCAAGTGGAGCCAGAATAAGCCATGTGATAATAAGCGTCCGCTGCACGGTACGACCGAGTCCACTGAAAGTCTCCGTGATACTGCTTGCGCTCAAACTCAGGCCCGTCGAGCCACTTGAATGGCACAAGGGCGATAGGCGTGAGGAGCACTAAAATGTGACGATCATCTGTGGGCCTTGTGTCCACTGACCACACGGATGTCCCGTACCAATGGTGGTAAACTACGTGATCCGTAAAGTAGTTCCACACTTGATGTTTGTAGGTAGCTCCACCCCCGTAAGTGACAGTTAACACGTTGCCGTTAGACGTGTAGTAGCCATCAGGAATTCTGCCGCACGGTTTGATGGCATGGAAGGTGTAAATCAACACGGGGCGAAGTGGATTGAAAATCTGGCTGGGTTCGACGTAGTAATCCACATCGATAAATTTGAGCACATCGCGATGGGAGACGGGGTCGTCTACAACCGGTAGCGCGTAATCCTTGGCTACAAAGCGGTACCTCTGCCCAGCAAGTCCATTGTCGATATCACGATTCGACATGGAGATAGAGTACGGTTCAAGCCCAAACCGCACAATGAAATCATCAATCCATTGGGAGCACCGGCTCCGGTCGGCAGCCGCATTCGGATGCGAATGGGCACTGGGTCCGACTTGGTAAACGGGCAATTCGTCACGACGGAAGGCATCCCTCAGGTGCTTCCAGCTGTTATAACTAAATTTAGGTAACAGCTCATAAGACAAGCGGAGCAAAAAGCTCAGCCCTGTGGCGAACCAACACATCCCGACTGCAGCTAGGAGATCCACTCCATTTAGCAGGAGGCATGACAGGGTAAAT